GCTGGTCCCACTTTCCGTACAGCTAGATTCATATTCAATAACCTAGAGAAGATAGTTGAATCAAAAGAAGCTCAAATGTTAGCTCATGCTTTCGGGGCGAAGTCTAAACGTAACGATCAATTTGAGTGGAAGATAAACGAAGGGACTATAACAGCTATTCCTTTAAGCGGAGAAAAGATTCGTGGTTTTCGCGCAAACATTTTGGTACTTGATGAGTTTTTATTACTTCCTGAAGAAACTATTAAGACTGTCTTGATGCCGTTTTTGGTTGCTCCTCAGGATATGGCTGAGCGTATTAAGATACGCGAGATGGAAGACGAGTTAATAAAGAAGGGAGACATGAAAGAAGAGGATAGGATTCAATTTCAAAACAATTCCAAAATGATAGCTTTGTCTTCTGCTAGCTTTAGTTTTGAGAATTTATACAAAACATATAAGGAGTGGATGAATAACATCTACTCTGAAGACATTCAGCAATCTAACTATTTTATATCCCAAATGGCTTTTGATTCTATTCCTTCTGACATGATCGACAGTACGGTTATTGAAGAAGCGCAATCCGGAGGTTCATCTAATTCTTCTTTTCAAAGGGAGTACTGCGCTCAATTTACTGATGGCAGTGATAGTTATTTTAGCGCGAAAAAAATGCACGACTGCACAATACCAGACGGTGAAAAACAGCACACTTTGGTTAAAGGAGATTCTGAAGCTAAGTATATACTAGCTATAGATCCGAGCTTTAGTAATAGCCCAACTTCTGATTACTTTGCAATGTCGGTTTTGGAGCTTGATAAGGAAAAGAGCAATGAGTCCACTTTGGTTCATGCTTACGCTGTAGCAGGAGGAGACCTTAAAGATCATATTAAATATCTTCATTATCTTGTCACAAGTTTTAATATAGAGCTACTTATTATAGATAACGCTGGCTATCAGTTTATCGATAGTGCTAACGAGTCTGAACTTTTCAGGGATTCTAAAATTAACTTAAAGTTTTTTGATTTTAACAGCGACAAGACAGGTAACGATTACCAACAAATGCTTTTAAAAGCGAAAAGTCAATACAATGTAAAAGAGCAAGCAATTTGCTTTAAACAGTTGTTTTCTAGCACTTTTCTAAGGGAGGCCAATGAATACTTACAAGCTTCTATTGATCATAAAAGGATTTGGTTCGCCTCCCGAACAGCAGCGTGCGGAAGCTTTTTCGATAAAGTGTCAGCTCAAGCCGTACCTTTGAAACTGATGCCTTATGAAAATAAAGGCGATTTGATTGAGTTCCAAGACGACATAATTTATCAAACCAAAAAGCAATGCGCCTTAGTAGAAGTGAAAACTACAGCCAAAGGCGTGCAGACATTTGACCTCCCCCAACACTTAAAAAGAAGCACGTCAGCCAACCGAGCTAGAAAAGATAATTATACCACTTTAATGTTAGGAAACTGGGCAGTTAAGGCGTATAATGATCTTAAAAATACTCAAGTGGAGCAAATTAATCATACTTTTACTCCCAGAATGCTTGGTTAAGTGTAAATTTAAAGTAAATCATGGCTGTAAGGAAGAAAACGGAACAAGGTGCGGAACCTCTAATGGCGATGCAAGAAGCTAAGGCATCTCAGACAGGTAGACGCAGAAATGCCGCTGCTGATATACCCCGGACGGACAGGTTCAGGAATATCGACAATGGAATGATTCCGTTCAAGTACTCTCATGGGGTCAATAATAATTCAAATATTGACATACGAGATACGATTATTCTTTGCCAAAAAGCTTATTATAATTTTTCGGTATTTAGAAACACTATCGACTTAATGACAGAGTTTTCTATTAGTGATCTTTACTATACCGGCGGCAGTAAGAAATCTAGAGATTTTTTTGAAACCCTGTTAACTCGAGTCAATATTGATGATCTGCAAAGTAGATTTTTTAGAGAGTATTATAGATCTGGGAATGTTTTCGTTTACCGTTTTAATGCCAAGATGGACAAGTCAGACGCCATCAAACTAAATCAAACATTTGGTTTAGCTGAAGCGGCGGAAGACTTAGAAATACCTTCTAAATACATTATCCTTAATCCGTCTGATATACAATTGCAGGGCAGTATATCATTCAGCACTGGAGTTTATTATAAAGTCGTAACTGATTACGAGCTTCAGAGACTTAGGTATCCTCAGACAGAAGAAGACAAGGAAGTATACGACAGCTTGCCCGAAGAGACAAAAAAAATTATAAAAGACTCCAAGAATGTAGGTATGTCGGCGGTCACTATTCCGTTGGACGCTACAAAACTATGTGCGGTATTTTATAAAAAACAAGATTATGAACCTTTTGCTGTTCCAATGGGGTATCCTGTTTTGGAGGATATAAATTGGAAGCAAGAAATGAAGCAGATGGATATGGCTGTGGCAAGAACGACGAACCAAGCTATTCTTCTTGTTACAATGGGGGCTAAACCTGCTGACGGAGGAGTCAATCAAAGAAATTTGATGGCTATGCAAAAGCTCTTTGAAAACGAGTCAGTGGGGCGGGTGCTCATATCTGATTATACTACAGATGCAAAATTTGTTATTCCTGACATAGGTAATATTTTAGATCCCAGAAAGTATGACGTAGTGAATCAGGATATCCAAATGGGTCTTAACAATATCCTGCTTAGTGATGAAAAATTTGCCAATACTAGCATAAAAGTTCAAGTGTTCATGGAGCGCTTAAAGCAGGGGCGAAGAGTATTTCTTGAAAACTTTTTAATGCCTGAAATTAGAAGGATATCTAAAGAGATGGGTTTTAAAAATTATCCTACAGCTCATTTTGAAGATGTAGACTTAAGAGATACTTCGGTTTACTCAAGAATATACAGCAGGCTTATAGAGCTTGGTGTACTAACCCCTGAAGAAGGCGTTCAGGCTATTGAATCGGGAAGGTTTCCCACGCAAGAAGAGTCTCTTGAATCTCAAAAGAAATTTAAAGAACTTAGAAACGAAGGGTTGTACGAGCCAATTATAGGAGGAGCCAAAGGGGCTCAAATGAATGGAAGACCCACTGGAGCTACAGCGCCAAAGCAAACGGATACTAAGACACCGGTAGGCACAAAGGCTAACGTCAATTTCAGTTTATCAAAAATTCAAGAGAACCTAAATCTTTCTGATAAATTAAATTTAGAGGTCGAAGCTTCTTTAAGACAATTACATAGTAGAAAAAGATTGAGCAAACAGCAGAAAGAAGTTGCTCGAGAAATCACCAACATTGTAATAGCGAATGAGGAGCCGGATAGTTGGTTAGCGAAAGCTGGTAGGTACGCAGCCGAGCCAACCGACAGAAACCATGAAAGAGTTAAGAAGATACAAGACGTTGCCCTAGAGCACCAAGTAGACGACTTCTTAGCGGGAATTTTGTATGCAAGCGTTTATGAAGGAGACAAGTAATGGCCCAGCCGAGAGTAATTTACAATTGTCAGGCCTTGTTTGTGGGACCTGCCCCAGAAACAGATTATAATTTTTATAATTACGACAGTCCCACTCCCACTAACGACTATTCAGATTTAGTAACTAAAATAAATAGACTCAATCCGATAGATAGAGTCCAATCTGTTAGTTATAACATAAACGTTCCCCACACTGACATTTTACAACTGAACCAAAGAGGTATAGTTGACAGGCCGATTATTAATTACCCCACTGTAGATTTGAGTTTTAATTATTTGCTTTGTGGTACGAAGAATGAAGTTCGCCTAGGATTAAACGCTAACTATCCGCTTTTTAATTATCCTTATAGCGGAGAATCTTATTATACAGACAACGAATCAGTTTCTTTACTTTCGGGTTTTTTCGAAACAAATAAAAATAAAAAACTAAAAAGAAATTGGCAAGATTTTCCTTTAAGTCAATATAGAGACTGCAAAAATATATACGTGGTAGTTAATCAAGAAGGAGAAGATATTGACAAGTCCTATTATAAGGAAGATTTCACAAAGCCGGACACAGAGCAGTCGATAGACCCCAACTCCCCAAATTACCACGTAATTGGTTTCGGCAATTCTTACTTGCGCTCTTATACTACTCGAGGCTCTGTCGGAAATCTTCCTAGCGCTTCGGTTAATTTTACTTGTTACAACACAAGTTTTAACATGAGCGGCAGCGGTTTTCAGGCTCCCGGCATAGAAACAAAAAGCGGTACAATTAGTCCTGACAAAGATGTTGTGATTCCTAGAGTTTTGGCGGAAGAGGGATATTCCGCTTTACGACCCGGGGATATAACGATCACTACCGATTCTTTTTCCGGGCTTGGAGTTGATTTTAATAAATTACATATTCAAAGTTATGACATATCAATTGATTTAAACCGGGAGCCCTTAAATAACATGGGCCATAAGTTTCCCGTCAACACCGTCGCTAATTCCCCAGTATTTGCGAATTTATCTATAGAAGGCATAGTTGAGTCCGGCAACAGCGGTTCTTTGGTCGATTTAATTTCACTTAATAGTGGGTATGATTTTACAATAAAGGTAGATCCACCCAATACGTGTCAAAAAAGCATTTTAGCTCCAATTAACGCTGGATCAATACCCATACATAAAGAAGACGAAGCGTTGAGGTATACTTTCAAAGGGGCTAAATGTAATAACTTTGGATACAGTAGCTCTATAGGATCCAATAAGACTTTCAGCGCGTCGTTTAACGTTG